CTAGCATTTTATATTCACTAATATAGGTTTTTAAATTTTGCTTAACGGCTTGATTGATTGTTGCTAATTTTTTATCACTATCATATCCCAACACATGCATATTAATCGCAAATGGATTAGTTGTTGATGTATTTACAAGTGGTGCGTTTTCAATATACTGAGTTACTGCAGTTTCTATTTCCGCTGTTGTTTTTCCTTGTAGGGTCTGTACGAATGATATAAAGTTAGTAAGCGTACCGGAATCTTTTAAATAATTTCCAATCGGATTTGTAGATATATTGTCCGGTATAACAAATACTTTAGCAACACTACCATACTTTTCTGGCATACTTAATGCTCTAACAGTATAATCTTGTAAAGTTACTGCTCTATTTTGAGAACCAAATGCTCCAAGCGCATTTTGCCTAACCTCTTCTACACTTTCCGAACCTCTACCACCTCTAGCTGCTTCTAAGTTTTCAGCAGCAACAGAGTTTTTAGTTTCGTTATATGCATTTATCAATGATGCATCAATAGATAATAAATCTTCATTAAACTCAACCTTTCTTATTGATGTTAATTCTCCCACATTAACATTTGATTCTACGCCACCACCAACTAAATATTTTATAGTCAATGTGGTATTAACGGGAGCTATTCCAAATGTATTTGTTTTCAAAAAATTAGATGGGTCTATCGAAGCCTCTAATTGGCTTATAGAATTGGCTAATCCAAGACCAACGTTTTTTGGATTTGGTATTAAATTTTCTTGCGAAAGTGCTGTATTTCCGCTGCCAAATTGTAATGTAATACTATCATCGCTATTTACTTTTACCGAAAAACGTTTTGGAACTTTGGTTACTTCGATTATATATGGTACAGTAGAATTATATTGACTTAAATTTGAATTTGCTTCTGTGTTTGCTTTTTCTAAAAACAAAGTTTCTTGTGCCAAATATGGTACTTCATACCATTTATATCCATCGGAATCCGTTACCGATGATATCTCTATAATGTTAGAATCGTTTATTGTAAATGTTGGATATTCGGTATAACTACCAAATGTAGCCGTAGTTGTTACTTCGATTGCCGATATCGCTTTTACCTTTTTAGTAATCAGATATTTTGTTGGTTCACCGGTAACAGTATCTCTATCATTTTCATAAACTTCTATTGTTCTATCCGTTGCATTAGCAAAATCACAATCATCAACTGTACGGAACGTTACTGAATTTGCTCCCTTAGATTCTATTTCCATACCGGATTTAATATTCAGATAAAATCTCTCATCCGGTTTATTTGATTGACCAGTGCCCGTTGATGGTACTAATTGATATATGGTTAATGTTACAACTGCAGGAGTAGCTATTTTCGGTTTGTATCCTAATGTTTGTGCTAACGATATTACATTCTTTTTTTCCGTTGCGTATGCTAATAATGATTCCTTTAATTGTGTATCTTGATAAAAAGAAAGCATATCACCTATTGCTGCCGCCATCTCCAAAAATACCATACCAGGAGATGATTCGTTGAAATCGGAATAGCTATTTGGAAAATAGGTTTTAGTATAATCAATCAGATTTTTCTTTAAAGAATCAAAATCCTTTCCTAAGTAATTTATACTTCTAGTTCCAATTTTATTTGATGGTAATATCGCCATATTATTAATTATCTATCGTTATTTGAACGGATTCACGTATGTTAGGATTACTTTTTAAAGAGAATTTTAAATCTAAAAATATTCTATTATTATCAATATCGTTATTATCATATTTAAAAATAATATCATCTACTGATATATAGGGTAGCCAAAATTCAACCGCACTTATAATTGAATCTTGTAACGCCGTTTCAATTTCATCTGGCGTTATTGGTTCAAATATTACTTTCCAAACATCACATCCAAATGTAGGATTCATAACACGCTCACCCTTACGTGTACATATAAGACTACGAAGATTATCTTTTGCTTGATTTAAAGTTGTATAGTTTACAGGAAACATACCGTTTGTTTGCGATGAACGATTTATACCAATACCCAATACTTTATGAGCGTTGGCTGATAAATCTGCTACCGGTATTTTTCCTATTTCTATTGCCATTACTTAAACCTTTTAACCAATTCAGAATAATCTCTTGTTAATGCCTTTGTTACAGCATCGGCATTTTCTATATTAGAATTTTGTTGTGTGTATTTTATACTATCAGTATTCATATTAATAGTTCCCCAATCTTCTTCGGATTCTCTTTTAATAGAATCTAAAACACTACCACCCATCATTCCCGCCATTCCACCCGCTTCAGACCTTTGTGCAGAACTGAATGGCTGTGTCATATTAAGAATTTCATTAATCATAGGGTCTTTTGAAAATTCTTTTTTAGGTTGCTGAGTTTTTTGTTGTGTTGGAACTACTGTTTGCTTTCTAATAGGGGCAGTAGTATTTATCTCCGTTAATTCTGCTAACGATGTGGTTGATTTCTTTTGTGAGTTTAATGTAACTGCGCCAGATTTAATAAGTTTTGCAACTTCTTCTTTAACCTGCCGTTTTACTTCATTTTTTACTACTTCCTTAATGAGAGTTATTAATACATCATTCTTAGACATAATATTATTAATGTTTTATATAAATATTGAAAGATAAAATTTAATTTAATGAATATTAAAGGACTTTATATCCTTGCCAAAAGACTATACCCGGTGCAATCATTCCTGGTGGTGGATATGTGGATAGAGTCATAATAAATCCACTAACTGTTGTTAAATGTAGTAAAGCAGAACTTACAAATGCATTTATAAATAAATTTGGGTCAGTATTTGCTGGCACCGGTAATGGAGTCCATACACCGGGATTTGTACATATAGAATATGTATTTGTTATATTTACGATTGCACCAACCGCCGGTATAATTGGCGGAATACCTTGAAGTAAAGACATACCAGCCCAATAGACAATCACCGATTGTCCAATTACATCTAATAATGTTGTTGATGATGAATATTGTGTTGTTGATAATGCTAAATTTAAAAAAGATTCCATAGCAACACGATTACCAGTCAGCATTGGAATATTATTAATCATATCACCACCGGCTTTTATAGATAAATCATATGCACTTGCAAATCCGGAAGCAAATCCAGCCATATTAGTACCATATAGGTTTGCATTTAATGCTGGATACATTATTGATTTGAACGTATCAAACGGCATTACATTTTACTTAAAAAGTTACTATTTGATAATATAGTTTGTAACTTAGCTTGTATGGCTGTAAATTGAGCAACGTTCATCGGTCCTAGCATCATAGGTGTAGGGCCGGCTGGTGTTGCATACCATTGTTGTGTAATGGCTGTTATTAATTCTGTAAGTATTTGTACGAGTTCGCCACCCAATACCATTTTTTGTACCGGAGAACCTGCTGGTCCGGCCGGATCATTTTTTCCTAAAAATATTTTACCATTTTGGTCTGAATTTAAAAATATTTGTTTTCCGTTACCACCGCTCTGAACTATTACATCACTATCGGATTGTAAATATATTTCTTTTGCTGCATCTACTGTAAATCTTTCATCGGTAAATGTTCCTACATTACCTTTTGAAAAAACTATAAATTCAGCCGCCTTTGATATTAAAATTATTCTATCGGATTTAATCCAAATTTGATTTCCTTTTAATTGTTCATTAATTGGAAATTTAACTTTTGGAATACCTTTATTATCAGATGTGTATGCTTTTTTCTCATTAAATTTAGAAAAATTACTATTATCAAATTTTACATTAACCTCTTCGGAGGTTAGATAAATTGATGAGCCATCCATATCAAAATTTTCTTCAACTAATTCTCCGATTGGTTTATTAATTGATTCATCATTTTGTTTATTTGTTATAAAAATACCAGGAGATTTTTTCTTTTCGTTTGCAGATGAAAAAGTATCACTAAATCTAATAGAGCTACCATTTCTACCAAGCATTATAGTATCTCCGGATTTTGGTTTTAGATATTTTACCTTTTCATTTATATCATATTTTATTTTCTCAGCATCTTTATCATTAGTTCTTTTGGTTCTTTCAAATATCAACTTACCACGTCTATAAGCCGGATATGGAGTAGCACTGTATGGTAACCAAAATGCTTGAGTATAAGGTTTATTTATTTTTAAAATAACTACGGTTTCTCCTTTTACTGGAAATGTTATAAGATTTTTTTCAAATGGTTGTGCAAAATCTTCAACTTGAATAGTGTCTTCGTAATAATAACTTATAGAACCATATTTAAAAGCATCTTTATCAGAAAAGTTTTTATTATTGTTATAAACAGATGTTGCATCTTTTGATTCATTTGTATATGAATCAAAATCATCTTGTGA